GTGTGGCTGTATACATTGCCAAAGAAGATGTGGATGCCAGCGCAGCAGATGCGGTAGGCACGGTTTACACGCGTGGATTTTTCAATCGCGAAAAACTCATTGCCAGCACCGGCGATACGGTTACGGGGCATGAAGAAGAACTGCGCGGCGTGGGCATTCTGTTGTCCAGCTTGAAGTAAAGAAGGAGGCTAAAGATTATGGCCATTAACATGAAAGACACTGTATCTCTTATGCAGGCGATGGAGCGTTTCAAAGCTCCTGCTACCACGTTGGTAGACACATTTTTCCCGAACATCCCTACACCCGCCGTGACCAGCAAAATCATGGTCGAATATCGCAAGGGTGGTCGTCGCCTTGCCCCGTTCGTTGTTGACGGCGAAGTGCATGGCGTAAACGTGAGCCGTGAAGGTTCCAACATCAACATCTATGAACCGCCGATGGTCGCACCGCGTCGCACGGTAAACCCAGCTGACATCGAACAGCGTGGCTTTGGCGAGAACATCTACACGAGCAAAACGGCAGCTCAGCGGGCGGCTGAGATTCAGGCAGCAGATTTGAAAGAACTGCAGGCCATGATTCTGAACCGCAAGAATCAGATGGCAGCAGAAATCCTCACCACGGGCTCCTATACCATCAAAGGCTATGCTGATGACGGCGTAACCGAAAAGCAGGCTACCATCAGCTTTGACTGGAATCAGAGCATCACGCCGGATGTCGATTGGGATCAGGCAGGAGCTACGATTTACTCGGACATCAAGAATGCATCCGAAACTATCCAGGAAAACGCTGGCGTTGTCCCTACGGTGATGATTTGCGGAAAGAATATCGCGGATTATCTTATGAACAACACGGAAATCATGAAGTGGCTGGCTATTCCGAATAACAATAACCTGTCCCTCATGAGCATTCAGCCGCGTATCACTTCACCGCAGGTTATGCGTATCGGCGTGATTCATAGTCTGAATCTGGAAGTATATGCATACATGGAAACCTACACCAACGATGCAGGTCAGGTCGTTCCATTCCTCGGTGATGATGATGTAATCATCGGCATTCCGGGGCGCGGCCGTCAGCTCCATGGCGCAGTCAATCTCATTGACGATGCAGAAAACGGCTTTGAGACGTATTCCGGTCTGTATGTGCCGAAGTATGTAGCATCCAAGGCATCGAACACGATGAGCCTGACGGTTTACAGCCGGTTCCTGTTGGCCCCAGAATTCACTGATGACTGGGCTTACATTAAGACGAAAGCGTGATGGCCATGAAGATTTTAGTAACAAAAGGCATGATTACATGCGGAAAGAAGCTCTACAAGCTTAATCAGACTGCAGACGTGGACAAAGAGATTGCTGAACGCTTTGTTCGCCTGGGTGTTGCTACGCTCTTGAAGGAGACTGCAGCAGAACCGGAAGAACCTGTGCCGGAAGAACCGAAGGCACCGCAGGTTGACCCTGCGGACGCTGACGATGATGCTGACGATGACGCAGGGGAAGAAACTGTGAAAGATTTGCCACCGGTTGACCCCACGGCAGGTGTCAAGAAGGGCGGCAAAAAGGGCGGCAAAAAATGAGCGCCTTCAAGGAGATGGTGGCAAAAGACCTGACCGACGTTTTTATCAATGCCGACGAATTCGCGGACGAGCATGACTTAAACGGAACTGTTTGCCAGGCTGTTGTGCAATCCCCGACATCTCAAGAGCGTTTCATCGCAGGCCAGAATTATGACGAATACAATGGCATATCCGGCGTTGAGGTAATGGTGCACTGTCGTAAAGCAGACTTGCCGGAAACGCCGGTGGAAGGTCAGGTATTCTCGCTAGATGGCACGCCGTTCTTTGTCAATAGTGTTGCTGACGATATGGGAATGCTGTCGATTGAACTGCACGCGCACGAGAGGTGATGGCTGTGTTTGAAGTTGAACTGAATGAGATTAGCGCCAGGGCGATAGAAAGAGCCATTGGCAGTATCTCAGGACAAAAGATTATACCGGCTATCATGTCGGCCCAGCGCAGGGCAGCCACAGCAGGCAGAACGCTTGCAGCTAAGCGCATAAGGGAGATATACACCATCAAAGCCGGGGATATAAAGAACCGCGCTAACATCAAAGCGGATATAGGCGGTACGGAGACACGCATTGAAATCAAAGGCCCATTTGAGCCGGTGAAGAAATACCGGGCCCGCAAGAATGCTCACGGGATTTTCGTGGCAATCAAGCGCGGCAAAGGTAAAACAGTACCCAGGTCATTCCAAAGACCGGACAACGGCAGATTGGTGGCGCGTGTTGGCCCGGAGCGTGGCCCGCTTAAGGGCTTATATGGCCCATCAGTGCCACAGCTTTTCCAAAATGTCGAGGTTATGGGAGAGGTACAGGCAAGGATGATGGAGATGTATGAGAACAGGCTGATGCATGAACTTGAAAGGAGGCTGGGGCAATGACACCGCTTGAGTGTGTGGAAGGCCTAAAGAATTTCCTTGACGAAGTGTTTGCTGATTATGACGAGCATGATGAGGAAGAACATACCCCTGTCAATGTGTATGCAGGCTTTCTTCCATACGCCAATACCCGCGAGACGAAGAAAAAACTTTGCCCTGCTGTTGTTATCCGCCCGGCAGAAGTGGTGGATGGGGAAGAGGAAACCTTGCTGACTGTGCTCATTATCGTGACGACCTTTGATGAGGACATGATAGGCGGAGCACAGGGCATGTTCCACATGTTGGAATTCTTGCGGCTGAAATTGCTGGAGGAAAATCCAATCAAAAATAAATGGCAGATTAAGCGCGGGAGCATGGACACATACATACCCGGTGAGCAACCATATCCCCAGTGGTGGGGACAGATGGAATTCACGGTAAATCTCCCACAGCCAGAAAATCATCAAGTATTGAATGGGTGGGAAAAATGAGAAAAAAGAAAAGCGTTAAAGCTAAGCCACAGTCCGTAATCTATGTCGGCCCTCAATTCAAGGACGGCGAGATGCGGACTTTCAAATTTTACAGGGAAATTCCAGCACAGTTTGCTGAAGACCCTATTTATAAGCATTTGTTTGTGCCGCCTGACAAGCTGGTGGAAGCGAGAGAACAGATTGCCCGCAAGGGGACTGCACTCAACACATTTTACCAGCAGGCCGTAGCGGCTCACCAGAAAGGTGGAATGTAAAAATGGCATATTTTCATGGCGTAAAGGCTGGCGAAGTGCCAACTTCTATCGTATCGCCGGTACAGACTACGGCAGGCTTTCCGGTTGTATTTGGCACTGCGCCGATTCATCTGACGGATAACCCTGCTGCTTATGTCAACAAGCCGACTATCCTGTATTCCTATGAGGAGGGCAAGAAGAAATTTGGCTATAGCAGTGACTGGGGCAAATTCACGTTGTCTGAAGTGCTCTATGCTGAGTTTAATCTGTACGCAGTAGCGCCGATTTGCTTTGTCAACGTACTTGATCCGGCTAAGCATAAAACGGCAGTAACTAATGCTGAGCAGGCATTGTCGGCAGATAAGACTGTGACCATCAAAGAGCCTGTCCTGCTTGGGACTTTGGCTGTGCGTACTTCGACCGAGGCTGACCCTAAAGTGCTCAACGAAGACTACACAGCAGCTTATAACGATGATGGCGAACTGGTCATTACTATGATTAATGTGGCGGCGGATGTAACGAGCATCTTTGTCAGCTACGATAAGCTTGACCCTAGCCTGGTAGATGATGACGATAAGCTTGAGGCATTCAATCTGATTGACAGCATCTATCCCCGCCTGTCTATCGTACCAGGCGTGCTCGCTGCACCGGGCTGGACGCAGAACCCGACGATTGCTGCATCGCTAAAAGCGCATGCACTCAACATTATGGGCTTGTTCCGTTGCATCTGTTTGACCGATATTGATACGACTCAGGCAACCTCTTATGATGCCGTAAATACCTGGAAGAACAACAACAACTATACCGGTACTAATCAGTATGCTTGCTGGCCCTGCGTCCGCAACGGAGACCATATTTTTTATATGTCCACACACTTAATCGGCATGATTGGCGTGATGGATGCTGCTAACGGGGATGTGCCGTACCAGTCGCCCAGTAATCTCACCATGCAGATTACTGGTACTTGTCTCAAGGATGGCACGGAAGTTACTCTGTCGCTTGACCAGGCTAACCTGCTGAACGGCCAGGGTATTTATACGGCACTGAACTTCACGGGCGGCTGGAAAGGCTGGGGCAATCGCACGGCGGCTTATCCGAGCAATACCGATGTCAAAGATTGCTTTGGTTGCGTTCGCAGAATGTTTGATTGGCAGTATCAGACGTTTATCCTCACTTATTGGCAAAAGGTTGACCAGCCGCTTACGCGCCGCTTAGTCAAGACGATTGTTGACAGTGAGCAGATTCGCCTTAATGGGCTGGCTGCACGCGGCTATTTGCTGGGTGCATCGGTACAGTTCCTCGAAGAGGAGAACCCGTTGACAGACCTGCTAAATGGCATCTTCCGTGTCCACACTTACATCACCCCGCCTGTACCGGCTGAGCAGATTGAAGATGTGCTGGAATATGATGTCAACAACTTCCGGGCATTGTTTAACGACTGAGTGAGGTGATAATAAATGGCTAATAAAATTCCTGAGTTTCTGAACGATATGAGAGCCTATCTGGAAGGTGCAGATAGCTTTATCGGCGTGACAAACATTGAACTGCCGGAACTGTCCAGCATGACCACCGAAGTTACTGGTATTGGCTTGGCAGGAAAACTGGATGCACCGGTGCGTGGCCACTTTGAAAGCATGGAAGTGACTTTTAATTGGCGCACCATCGAAGAGACGGGCTTGTCCATTATCGGTGGCGAAGCATTTGCTTTGGAACTCTATGGCGATACGCAGCATTTTGATGGTGGCGTTAATGAGTATGGCCATGAGCAGGTGCGTGTGGTCATCCGTGGCCGTGCTAAGAGTTACAAGCCGGGCACCATGGAGGCGGGTAAAACTGCTGATGCAAGCAATACGCTTGAGTGTCACTATATTAAGTTTGAGGTGGGCGGCAAGACTATCGTAGAAATTGATAAGTTTGGCTATAAAGCCGTTATCAATGGCGTTGATATCATGGAAGCTGTACGCCGCAACATTGGCATGAGCTGATAGCTGATAATTGAAAATAGGTAAATGGGAGGGCGTGGGAAACCACGCCTGACTTTTAAAAGGAGGATTTAACATGGCAGAAAAAGCTGTAAAAGCCATCGAGGCAGAGATCATTGATGATAATAATGTGGTCACACTATCCAAACCGCTTGCAAGTGGCGTGGATAAGCTGATTTTTGATTTTGACAAAATCACGGGCTTCAAATTGGTGAAGGCAGCACGTGAGGCGAAGAAAGATGATCCCCAGATGATTGTGCCGGCATTGTCACAGGCTTATCAGGCACACGTGGCGGCTATCGCTGCGGGCGTAAAGTATGAGGAAATCCTCGCACTGAATGCCATGGATTTTACAGCGGCTACGGTCAAGGTACAGGCTTTTTTACTTGGTGCCCAAGACCAGACGGTCTAAGGAAGTCGGTCTTACGTATGGCACGTTATAGCAAAACACCAGTGACGGACTACATGGCCATGCCTGTCAGCGAATTAGCGGAGTGGATGAGCATAATCGGTGCCGAAATCAAGAGAGAGAACAAAGGGACGGCGGAAGAACCACAGGGGAGGTGAGCTGAGTGAGCAGATTGTTGGAATTGGCTATTGCGATTAAAGGACGGGTTGACGGTAGCCTGGCAAGTTCAACGAGACGGGCCATGAGTGAGATGTCTGGCTTGAAGAATCAAACCAAAAGTCTTACGCAGGAAATGCACAACGCCTGGAGACGGATGGACGAAGAGGTTAGGCAATATGGGCGTGTCAATGAAGCCACACTGCAGCGTGCTCAGCAACTGCAGAGGCAGATAACCCAGCTGACAGAACGTCGCGCACAGCTTGCCAACCGTATGGCCGCCGTAGAATCGGCACAGCAAAATGTAAATACACAGCAAGGGCGCCTTGGCGCAGTTGCGGGCGCTGCAACGGTGGCTGCGGCTCCGTTGGTTGGTGCTGTAACAGTAGCTGCTAACTTTGAGCAGGCTATGAGTAAAGTGCAGGCCATCACCAATGCCTCTAATGAGGATATGAAAAAGCTGAATGCCACGGCCCAGGAGTTGGGTGCCAAAACACAGTTTTCAGCATCACAAGCTGCAGAAGCTATGTCATATTTAGGTATGGCGGGCTGGAAAACCGAGCAAATCATAGGCGGTATGCCTGGATTGCTCGATTTGGCAGCC